CTACTTGATATTTTCGACCATATTGCTACGGGCTTCAATCTGCTGCCATAGCTTGTGGTGTGTGTATGTGGCCGATATGGCCCAGAATGCCAATGTTACGGATATTAATGTGACGATTGCTGTCCATTTGTTGTGAGACTGCTCCAGTCGTCTTAATCTGCGCTGCAGGTCTCTGATGTCTTGTTCTGTTTTCATATAATAATGCGTTTTTCTGCAAATATACCAAAAAGTAGATTGAGAGCCTCGTTTTCGGGTGAAGAAATCTAATTTCCGGGCAAAACAATCTACTTTTTTCTTTGGCGGTGTGCCATATTTTTTCTATAGCCGTCCCGAAGACATCGGGGGTGTGTGAAGCTGTCAGACCGTGAGAGGGCTGTGGTGAAGGGTCTGGGGTGATGTTAATATAAAAGCCCGACCTCCATTTCTGGCGGTCGGGCTTACTGTGATTGTCAAATATGCTCTATGATATGGACAGCAGTTCGCGTCCTATTTTGTGCAATCCTTCTATTATGCGCTCGCGCTGCTGCGTGCGTGCCTTCTTAAGTCCGTTGGCGTAGTGGCTCAGTTGTCGTTCGTTCACTCCAGATGCGCGCGAAATGGCTGCAAGCGAGGCGTAGCGCTCGCACGATCGTATGAGCGCAGCAGTGTCGAGGTGGTAGACGAACTCGTAATCGCCCTCGGCGAGCCATTGCGGAATCTCGTCGCCATCGGCTTTCATCCCTTCAAGGTGAAACTGGAGTGTTTCAGGCACTTCCTTCTGCAGTTCATCGTAGGTTTTGGCTGCTACGACGATGGCTCCTGGTACGTTGTCTGATAATGTGGCTCCAAAGTTATGGTCGCACCATCTTACTTCTACTATAATCTTTTCCATATCAATACAAAGGTAGTAAAAATAATACTGATACACAAATTTTTAGTCATAAAAGTATTGATAATAATACTCTTTTGTGCTTTTTTGAAAGATTTTCGCCCAAACGCTTGCCCGTTTCAATCTTATTCTATAACTTTGCCATCGCTAGAATAATAGTGCGGAGCACTCCGCATGAACAAAGGGCGAGGATATATGTTCAAGCCCGACCAACTATTTTTTTGATGTTGTGGGCTTATTTTTTTGCCCATAACTTGCCGCATAGAGCCGAGGGGTGATGCCCTTTGTTCATGCGGAGCACTCCGCATAGTGTGGAGATGCAGAAATTAAAATATACGGCGGTTCGCCTTCCACGTGTTTTTATTGCCCTTTGTGGCGGAAAGCACTATTGTTCTAGCAGACGAGGAAGTGCGAGCCGCTTTTTTCGTACCCTATCGTCAACCGTACCGGGCGGTTCCCGGCAATAAGGCTAGAACAATAGTGTATTATGCAAACAACTGCATCAATCCAGCGCACAGCTCAGTTGCGCCCGTTGGGCATCGGCAAGGCTTCGATCGAGGCTTGGCTCAACGCAAAGAGCAAAGTAATGACAAATCTGTTCGGCATGGAGGTGACACGGCTTGAGGGGCTTCGCGTGTACGGGGCTTTCGGCCTCATGACGGTGGGGGCTGCGCTGAGTGGCGTGAGCCTGCTCGTGACGGCTCTGTGTGTAGCCCTGGCGGGTTACAACGTGTATAAGCTCAACGTGGAGCATCCAGAGGAGAAAGGAGGTGAAGAATGAGATTCAATGCACATCATGGTTTGTACCGCATGTATCGCGAGTTGGAAAAGATTCTAATCCGCAAGATTAATGCTACTTGTGAAGTTAAACTAACCCCAAAACGTAAATTCAAGCATGTAAGCTATAGGCATCAGAAAAAGAAGGCCAGAATGTATAAAATGCGTACGGGTATTAATGCTATGTATTGTATATTGTTTACAGGGAAGAAAGGAGGCAAGAATGAATGCAATTGAGAATATCCCTGCGGGGCTGAATGACAAGGAGGCACTGGAGCAGAAGATTGAGCTGCTGCACGACGTGGTGACCCATCTGCTCAACGACACGATAGAGGCTTCGCTGCCTGAGGCGCGAGACCTTGCGCACATGGCGCAGAATGTCGACGAGCTTTGTAGACAACTTCAACAACTTAAAAACGCACTGTGATGAGAGAAGAAGACAATGACAAGACCAAAGACCAGACCCAAGAGATTGAAGAGTTCACTTTTGAGCTGCTCGACGCTTATTTCGCATCCCGCTCTGCCGATCCTGGCAACAGCGAGATAGGGCAACCGCTCACGCCGGAGTATAAGACCACCGACGACATAGCCACCGAGCTGGACAGCATCATGCCGGTAGACCTGCACTCTATCGTGATATATATGCGCCATAAGGGCTATCGTCTGAAGACAGCTGCCGACGGCTCGCTACGTTGGGAGATTTGGCGCGACATGAATTATATGGGTTAATTGAGATTATTATGAACAAAGACGATTGTTGCAGAATATTCAACGTAGAAGACATTATAGATCTTCCGCAGGCTGCTATGAATATCGTCATGGGCGACAGAGAGCGGCGCGATGCTGTATACAGAGAGCTGCTCTCTGTCAATCGCTACGACATGAGCTTCGACTGGTTCAGACAGCTGTATGAAGAGGAGTTCGCTCAGCGCAAAAAGCAGAAACAAGACTTCACTCCAGTGGAGGTGTCCGAGATTGTGGCAAAGATTGCATTACCTACCGTGGGTACTATACATGAGCCTACGGCCGGCACCGGGGGGCTTATAATAAGCGCATGGTGGGAGCAATGCAGACGTGTCATACCGTGGGACTATTATCCTTCACAGCACATGATTAGTGTATGGGAGCTGTCCGACCGTGCCATTCCTCTGCTGCTGCTAAACCTAAGCATACGTGGGATAATGGGGTATGTCTACCATGGCGACGTACTTGAGGGTACCGTCAAGGCCCGCTATATTTTACTAAACCGGAGTGACGATGCTCTCGGGTTTAGCGATGTTGTGAAGGCAGAGGCGGGCGATATTATTGTTGAACAATGTAAATGAAAGGGGGTGGTCAAGATATGACTTTTTTTGAGGTTTATGACAGTTGGCTTAACAAGCATAAGGCAGAGATTAAACAATCTACAGTCGCCACTTATTATAGTCTTGGCAATACGTTCACCCGTATTATTGACTCTGATGCGGATATATGTTCTCTTGATGCGGATGTGATGAAGGCCTGTCTTGAGCGGTTCCGCGATACTGGGGCAAGCAATCACTATATAGCTGATTTAATACGCGTATTTAGGATGGTTATGCGCTATGCTGGCGAAGATTTGGGTATAAGCAATCTACCTTCAATAGATTGGAAAATAAAGGATGTGGTGACGGCCCGTGTCAAGGACGCAACAAGGCAACGTGTGAAAAGATTCACAATCGCTGAATATGAGCGTATGATAAAGACGTTTGAGGAGCATCCTACTCCTGGCAGACTTGCCGTTGTGGTGACTATGTTTACCGGTATCCGAGTAGGAGAGGCATGTGGGTTGAAATTTTCTGATATTGATTTCGATGAAGGTGTAATACACATACAGCGTACGTGTGTGTCTATCGGCAAAGCAATTCAGAAAATGCTTCGCCCTAATGAGGAATACGTAATGTCCAGATGTCTGCAATCTCCAAAAAGCGCTTCCTCCGACCGCTACATTCCAATGATACCAAAACTCCGCAAGATACTGCAGTCTTACGCAAAGGTTTATCCTGGTGATTATTTTGTTGCCACGCTATCGGCTGAGCCTACGTGCACACGAACGCTGCGCATTTGGTATGGGCAGATGCTCAAGGCGGCGAACGTCCCTTATCTGAACTATCATTGCTTGAGACATACCTTTGCTACCCAGATGATAGAGAAAGGTGTCGATGTGAAAACAGTGTCCTCAATACTCGGGCATGCCGGTGTTGAGATTACGATGGACACTTATTGTCATCCTTCTGATGACGTTAAACGTGCAGGCATACAAAAGGCTTTCAAGGGTCTGTTAAAGTAGCTTGCAATTATTGTAATATCATATAGTACATTTTTTTTACATTGTCTGGCGGCGTGTTCTATGCGAATAGGGCACGCCGCTTTTTTTGTATTCTTAGGTTCGGGTGCGAGTTGTTATCTTTGTGGTGTAATAAAAAGACAAAGACAATGATAACAGTCACTCAATCAATTCCTGCTACGTGCTTTTCGGCCAACATCCCCGATGTTGAGTTCTCGATAGGCGGCTTCCGTGCTGCCGTGGTCATGACGGTAGACGGCGAGGAGATATATAACGAGCGTCTGTATCCCGTAGGGGGTAAGATACAGCTCAGCGAACTCGACTGTCTTCTGGGCCCTTACGCCCGGCAGAGCCTTAAGATAGCGCTCGGCATAAAGATAGTGGAGCAGACAGAAGACTCGGAGTCTGCTGACACGAAGACGATAAGAGCCGACATAATCTATAGCGCTGCCGACATAGGCATGGGTGCCGCCGACTTCATGGCGAAGCGCTTCCTGACGCTGCTTGAGGGCGAGAAGGTGACGGCGCTGAACCGTCTGGAATACCTGCACTATATCGGCACGGAGGCGGCTAAGGTGACGGCTGAATATGACGACGGCTCGAAGAAGGCGTTCGATGCGGAGGTGGTGGCTGGCAATGAGAGGTATACTACTATAGACGTGTCGCCCGACAAGTTCGTGGCTGAGGGCAAGGTACTGGTATGTTATGATGTCCAGGCCGGGGCGCGCAGCTTCCGGTTCGCAATCGACTTTGACGAGCCCGACTGCGCCCCCGTCCTGGTATTCGTCAACTCGTTCGGCGTGGAGGAGCTGCTGTACTGCACGGGTACGCATACGGTGGCTCCGTCGTACAAGCGCGACAGCGGCTACATAGGCCGCTACAACCGCAACTACAACATCGTGGAGACCCGACAGTTCAAGGCAGACACGGGCATCATGCCATTCACGATGGCGAACTGGGCCGACGAGCTGCTGCGCTCGCAGGAGGTGCACGTGGTGAACTTCAAGGACGGGCATCCTAATGTGGGCAAGGAGGTGACCATAACAGACTCGAAGTCGGAGTACAGCAACGCCGACGACGAGCTGCCCCGCTTCACCTTCACGTACCAGTATGCGCAGCGCAACCACAACGTCGTAGACGTGCTGCGCTCGGGGCGTATCTTTGACAACACATTCGACAATACTTTTGAATAATTTTGAGTTTTGAATTTTGAGTTTTGAATTGTGCGCTACGCGCATTTTGAATTATTCAATTTTGAATTGAGTATTCAGAATTCAAAACTCAAAATCGCCGAAGGCGACAATTCAAAACTCAAAACTCAAAATTCAAAACTCTCTATGGGCGCTATTCATTTCAGCGACATGCTGCGCCTGCTTGACCAGGCTTACCAACACCGCACGCTGGTAGACGTGGCGGCGTGGGAGGGTGGCACGGGCAAGGTGCTGCACTATAAGGGGTGGCTGGTGCATCACGTGAACTGGCGTGGCGGCTACATAAGGCTGCGCAACCCCAAGAACCGTGAGCTGCGCACTCTGCCCCAGATATTCATATTCTTCATTAACAATAAACGTGTGTTCTTATGACAAACAGTAATACTACTCTGCAGGCGACTTCTGCCCAGCCAGATGCTGAGGGCTTCCGCCGCTACCATATCGTGCCTTCGGGCTTCGGGGCTTCGAGGGCTGTGGCTTCGGTAAACTCGGAGTATGGCGGCGACTCGTGCGAGGTGTTCGATGACGAGGATGTGCCGGGGGCGCAGGGCATCCGCGACATCAAGGTGGGTGGCCGTGCATACAAATATGTGCAATGGGGCGGCGACGACCAGCTGCCTTACCGTGTGCGCAAGGAGATTATGAGCAATATGGTGACTGCCCAGTGCCAGCAGTTTAACGTCACTTCGTGCTACGGGCAGGGCCTGCGCTTCGTAGACCGCAAGACGAAGCTCGACATTACGGACAAGGAGATACTGGACTTCTGCCTGCGCAACTCGCTGCAGGAGGTGTTTCTGGAGCAGGCAACGGACATGAAGTTCTACTCGTTCTCGGTGACTGTGATAATACTCTCGCGCGACGGCAGCAAGATCGTGAAGGTGCGCAACAAGGATGCTGCGTACTGCCGCTTTGAGTATGGTGGGAGCACCCGGTCGGGGCATGCTGAGCATGTGTTCTACGGCGACTGGCGGCTGGGCTTCTTCGACGAGCAGAACATTGAGTGCATCGAGCTGCTTGACTACTGGGACCCTCTGGGCGACCTGCGTGTGCGCATGGGGCTGGAGCCTGACCCTGCTACGGGGCTGAAGCTGAAGGCTACGAAGTGCCGCAAGTTTGCTATCGTGAGCCGTATGGCGACTCCGGGCTGCCAGGTGTATCCACTGCCATACTACTCGTCGATATTCAGAGATGCGTGGTTTGACATATACCGTCTGATAGGTATAGGCAAACGCTACATGATCAAGAACACGTCGGCTCCGAGGGTGCAGATTGAGGTGCACGACGACTACTGGGACAATGTGTGTGACAACGAGTGCATAAGCGACGAGCGCAAGCGCCGTGAGCGTAAGGAGCAGGAGAAGCAGAACATCATAGACTTCGTGACGGGCATAGAGAATGCCGGCAAGGCTATGATAAGCGGCTACTACGTGGACCCTAACGGCAAGGAGAACCGCATGGTGCGCATAGTGCCCCTGAACGATGCCGGCAAGAAGGAGGGCGGCAACTGGAGCGACGACATGAGCGAGGCTTCAAACGCTCTGTGCTTTGCGCACGGGGTGCACCCAAACCTTGTGGGGGCTACTCCTGGCAAGAGCCAGATGAACAACTCGGGCAGCGACAAGCGCGAGCTCTTCACGCTGAAGCAGGCTCTGGAGAAGCCCTGGCACGACGTCATGTGCAAGCCATACCATGTGATTCTGCACTACAACGAGTGGGACGAGCGGGCTACGGTAGACGTGCCGATGCTGATGCTGACTACGCTCGACGAGAACAAGGATGCGAAGAAGGTGAGTGGAGAGGGAAGAGTGAAGAGTGAAGAGTGAAGAATCCAATACTGAAAGCTTATGATTGTAATTGAGAAACAAGACTTTGAGTGGTCGCTGCCGGTGGGCATGAGCGCCCATGACGAGGTGTATGAGTCGGTGAAGCCTGCTATCGATACGGCACTCGACAATTACTGCATCACATTGCTTGGCGATGTTGGCATTCAGCAGGTTATGGCTGCTGAGGAGAGCACTGCCTTAAAGCGTTACTTTAAGATGATGGTGTGCATTGACGGTTTTCTCTCGGTGCTGCGCCAGCTGGACCTGGTGCTTACGCCTACGGGCTTCGGCATAGTGAGCAACGACACGGTGTCGCCTGCGAGCAAGCAGCGTGTAGACGCTCTGGAGGCACAGCTGCGCACGGCTCTGTGCCGGGCGCGTGCCATGACGGTGCATCTGCTGCGCTCTAACGAGTGGGGCTGCACGGCGAAGGCTGTGCGTGCGATACGCTATGCTTATACTGATCATTACTTCTTCTTCTCGTCGGCGAGCTCGGGGGCTTACTCGTATAAGGACTGGCAGAACATGCAGCCGGTTATCCAGCGTACAGACGAGCTGCTGCGTGTGCGCTTCGGCGACGAGCAGACAGACGACTTGCTGGACGCTTACCGGCGTGACGACCACGACCGGCTGACGGCTTATACGACTGCGCTGCAGCTGACGTGCGACTTGACAGACCGTGCCGCTGCGAGCAGCGAGGACGTGCGGGGCACGGCTCTGTGGCGCCGTATGGAGCGTGAGCTGGAGGGCAACGGCGAGGTGTATGCGCTGTATCACGGGAGCGATGCGTACAAGGCTGCCCACGTGGAGACGTTCAGCAACAAGAAGGAGTCGACGGCTTTTCTCTTTAACGGCTAACTCAACATTCAAAACTCAAAACTCAAAATTATGAACTTATGCTGTCCTACTTCGTGGCGTGAACTGACTCAAGAGCAGCTGCGCTACGTACTGTTTCTTCTGGCTACTTTCGCCGACCCGGTGGTTGTAAAAACCTATATGTTTATCAGATTTGCGGGTATATATTTAATCGAGAAAAACCGCTGGGGGTGGAAGTGCTCGAAGGGCGGCAGGGTGTTTTATCTGAAGCCGTGGCAGATACATTCATTCCTGGGGCAGCTGGAGTTTGTTGACAGCTTGGAGACGATGGACAATCGGTTGGAGGTTGTGCAGGGTCTTAAGGCTGTCAACGCTCTGCTTCAAGAGGATGCTGAGACGGGGCGCATAGTGAGCTTTCACGAGTATCTGTGTATGGAGCAGAGGTATCAGCGATACTTGACGACCCGTGACGAGGACCAAATAGACATTCTCGCCTCGTTCCTCTACCGTAGGGCCGACGGCTCACGCCCTGCGGACCTGACGCTGACTGCTGCGGAGCGTGTGGGTGTGCTGGCGTGGTTCGGGCACGTGAAATATGTCATGTCCTACGCTTTCCCTCACCTGTTCAGGAAGTCAAAAGGCGACGATGACACGTCGGACCTCTCGGTGATAGAGAGCATCAACGTACAGCTGCGTGCCCTGACCGACGGCGACGTGACCAAAGAGGCTGCGGTGAAGGCTATAGACTGCTGGCGCGCTCTGACGGAGCTTGACGCCAAGGCGAAGCAGGCAGAAGAGTTCCGGCGCAAATACCCCAACACTTAACACTAAACATTCAACACTCAACATTCCACATTATGAAAGACCTCTTTCCTGCTCTCGAATACTTCACTCAGCTGGCTGCTGACAACCGACTCGCTTCTGAGCAAGGCTTCTATCCGTGCCTCTGCTCCGGCCCTGACTCCATAGACGGGGTTATGCAGGGCTTCAAGAAGCATCGCAACTTTATTATGGTTGACGACACGACCTCGCAGCAGACCTTCAGCAATGGTGTCGGCTTCTTCCGTCGTGACGTTTACACGGTGTTCATACTCGCTGGCTATCGTGCTGATGACATGACAGACCGCGAGACTAAACTCAATATGTGTCGCACTCTGTTCCGGCAGTTCCACTCACGACTGCTTCACGATCGCGACGAACTGGGCGATGAGCGCCTGACGTTCCTCGACCTGCACAACATCTACTCTAACGAATTGCCCCGATATTCTTACAACGGCGTGACGGGGCTATACTTCATGATACGCAACGAGCAACCTATTGATATCAGTTATGACAGTGCGGAGTGGGTTAAATAACATGTCTGAGGCTGAGCACTCGAAATGGGTGCAGGGGTGGAGCGACTTTATGGTGAAGATGTGGCAGGAGAAGATGCTGCAGTTCGCTCCGCCGGTGTACGATACGGGTGCTCTCTCGCGTTCGGTGCAGGGCGTGGTGCATCCGGGTCCGGTGACTACGATTGAGCACCGGTTCTTAGAATACGGCATATACGTGGCTCGTGGTGTGGGCAACGGCTACAACCGTGGCAACGGTGGCGACTTGAAGTTTCTGAAGGACTGGAAGACGAACCCTCACCACCGCCAGAAACGTGACTGGTTCAGTAAAAAATATATGTACTCCTTACACCGCCTAAATGAGTTTGAGGCTGCCTATTACGGGCAGACTTATCAGGGGTTGGTGTCGTCGTTCTTGTGGCAGCTCTTCGGGGGCGGTCAGAATACGATTGACAGGAGTGTTTCGCAATTATAAAAAATATGGCTGTCAATACAGATAATATTACTCAGTTCTTAGAGGGCATCCGCGACGAGCGTCGCACTCACGCCAATACGGCTGAGCGTATAGGCACTGCCCTGCTGATGCTGCTGGCTCTGGTAGAGAAGCAGCTCGACCTAAGTGTGTTCCTACGCAACGACATCGACAACAATGCCAAGGGGGTGATTGGCTTCGACAAGGGTCTGAAGCTTGGAGACGGCGGGTGTGGCATCGACGGCTTCGGCGAGGCTGTGCTGCGACGTATCGTGTCGCTTGGCTACGACGGGGCGACGCAGCAGGGCTTTGGCATCGTAGACCGTGGCGACGGCAAGTTCAGGCTTGACATACACGACCTGCAGGTGTGGGGCAAGGCTGTATTCCAGGAGCTGGAGGTGAGGAAGCTGTCGTATGCCGGGGGCAATGTGTACCTGAGCGGTTCGGGGGGCAGGATATTCAAGGCGGAGGAGCTGTATGATAATGACAAGTTGAGGGGCTGGCGCTGCTGGCTGCTGGCTGACGACGGCACTACGGCGACGCAGAACATGTGGCGTGTGGGCGACCAGGCACGCTGCCAGACGTTCGGGCTGGCCGACAAGCAGAAGCCGACGCGCTCGTGGTGGCGACTGGTGACTGCCGTGAGCGAGGAGAATGTGGCGCTGACTGACGAGTCGGGCAACGAGCTGTATGACGGAAAGAAATTCGGGTGGATAGAGATAGCGAAGGACAACTGCGAGCCGGGCAGCGACGTGCCCATGGCCGGCGACACAATAGTGCTTGACGGCAACCAGAATCCTAACGAGCGTGACCGTCAGGGTGTCATGATACTGGAGACTACGGGTCCGAACACGCCTCGCATCGTGGCGTATAAGGGTGTCGTGGGATATACGCATGAGGGCTGTGAGGTGTTCAAGCTGTCGCCCGAGGGCTCAAGGATTGTATCGACATCGTTCGAATGGGTGTCGCCGACGGGTGACATTATCCATATTGTCAATTACAGAGGCGAGTGGCAGAGTGGCGTGAGCTACGGCTACTATGACCAGGTGAGCCACGGCAACGGTGTGTGGCTGTGTACTAACAGCAACGGCAGCACTACTGAGCCTAAGGAGGGCAATGCAGACTGGCAGCTGGTGATGAGGGCGGAGAAGGGAGAGAAGGGCGACGACGGTGTGGCTTATCAGGTGATGATAACGAGCGACACGGGCACGGTGATGATAAACGGCTCGGGGAAAATGACGCTCAATGCTACGCTGCTGCGCAATGGCGAAGACATAAGCGACACTATCAGCAACGGCTCGTGGTCGTGGTGGCGACAGTCGGCTGACGCTGAAGACGATGCTGTGTGGAACAGGCTGCATGAGGGCGTGGGGCGTTCGTGCCTTATAACACGTGACGACGTGAGCAGACAGGCTCAATTCGGGTGTCGTGTGTACATGTCAGACTCAAAGACTATTAATAGTAAATAATATAACTTTAATTCAAAAATAATTTTATGGCAAAAGTATTGGCTAATGGTCAGATTACTATCGTTGACCTCAATGACGGCAAGGCGGTGCAGTGTTTCACTCAGTGCTCCAAGGGCGAGACTCAGATTTACACTCCCGACACGGGTGTGTACACTCCGAACTATTCGGCAAGTGAGCCTAACGTCATCACAGCTCGTGTCTACGTGACTGGCAATGCTTCAGACCAGGCTCCGACCTCGGCTTGTACCGGATGGTCGTGGAAGGTGGATGGCGTGGCCGCTACCCCGGTAAGCGGCAAGCCGTACCAGCTTAACCTCGCAAGCAACATCGCCAAGAACGGCAGCGTGAAGAACATCGAGTGGTCGTGTACATACACTGACCCGGAGACTAAGGCTACGACTACGTGCATCGGCTACAAGACGATTTCGCTGGCGAAGAGCGGCGGTGCGCTTCAGACGGTGCAGATTGAGACTCCCGACGGCAACACGTTCGACTCGACCAACAACACGAAGAAGCTGCGTGCCGTGGCGAAGTTCTTCCGCGGCAACGTGCAGGACACTTCTCTGACTTCTATGACGTGGGAGGTGCTGAATATCAGTGCCGGCACATGGAGCACCGTGGCTTCGGGCAGCGTGAGCACTTCGGGCGGCGTGAGCACCCTGAACGTGAGTGCCAACGACGTGCTTAACTTCCAGACCTTCCGCTGTACTGTCGAGGATGGTGCCGACACGGCAAGCGCTATCGTAACGTTCTTCGACGCGAGCGACCCATACGTTGTGGAGGTGTACTCGCTGACGGGCGACAAGATTGTGAACGGTGCCCAGTCGACCGAGCTCTTCGCCCGTGTGTGGAAAGACGGCAAGGTGGTGGAGGATGGTGCTGCGGTGAAGGCTGACAGCAGCCATGCTTCAAGCTTCACGTACAAGTGGACGAAGTACAATGCCAGCGGTGTTGCAACCAACTGGGACGGTACGTCAAGTGCGGTAAGCGCTTCGACCAAGCCTTACGTCACCGTGGCTGCCGCTGACGTGAGCGGCAGAGGTACATTTACTTGTGAGGTGTCTAAATAAGGGCACCTCACCCTTATTCTATTAACTAAAAAATGATAAGTGTATGGCAACATTATTGGCGAGGGGTCAGATTACGATAGCGGCGATAAAGGATGGCAAGGACGGCAAGCCTGGTGCTGACGGCAAGAACTACTGGCAGGAGGATGTGTGGGTAGACTTGTCGGCTGCGACATACGACCAGAATACATGGTATACTGTTGTGGGAGAGCATTTGCCGGAAACTGGTTTTGCAGGCATTAAGGTGGTGGCGAATCTCAATAGCGGCACCAAGCCTTCATGGTCTACTCATTCGGAAGGCTTTTCTGTAGATTTCCATATCGACACACAAGCTTCTGGTTGGGGCACTACACATGCAGAGACAATCATCTATTCGGATAATTACAGGTGGTGCCCAGTTTCTCCGGTAAGCTACAAGCAGTTAATTTATGGCAGCATACCTATATTATATCTTCGAGGCGGTGGTAAGTATCGTGTGTTCTCTACATATAACGCAGCGTGGAAAATATATAAAGACGGTTACACTTGGCAGTCGGGTCAATACTCTCAATCAGCCAAACCTTCCAGCACTCGCCCTACCCCAGAGGGTCATACACTTAAAGGAGAGCATGGCTACGGTATTGTGGCTGCTGTTATTAGAAACAATTACACAGAGTCAGAGTGGTCTGTTTTTGCAGCTATAGACAGAGTTGAGCCGTATTCTAACACTTCTTCGACACGTAACGGTTGCCGAATAGGCGATATTTTTACGGTGTCAGGTAAGGCTACTGATACGGGGAATTATCACATAGCATATTATCGTTGTACAAATAGCAGTGGTGATTTGCAAGGTAAATGTTTTGCTCATACAATTTCCCCCAAGGGTGATAAAGGTGACACTGGCAACGCAGGCTTTACTTTTGCTAATGGCAAGTCGATGTTCAAAGATTTGCTGTTTGATGAGGGGTATAATGGCTGTGAGGTTTACAACAATCTGCCTAACGGTAATGTTAAGTTAAGCATCGTTTCTAAATCGTCAGACAATCCTTATAGTATCGCTAAGAAAGAGCTTAAAATAGAGACTACGGGGGCTGCTTCACCTGGTCACGGCGGAGTAGAGCAGACAATAATGTCACGGGCGAGTGCTGTGTTTGTGCGTCGTGTTATTGCAAAAATACCTAAAGGTTATTCATTGGAGCACGCAGAGAATGCAATGGGTACAGGTATGGTGAAGAAATGGTTAACTTCCGGTGTTGGCACAGGTACCTTTACCGAATACATATATATGTATCAGTGTGGTGCGAGTGGTAATTTCAGCACTGGAGGCCATATGTATCTGGTGGGTGGTGCAACTGCCACCGCTGACAAACCAGTGGTGTGGTATATAGCATCATGCGAGACTTATGATATGACTGCTGGCAGCTCTGCACAGATAAAGTCTACTGAGGTAATGTATGCTACATCAACTTCGGGCACTTCTGCTCCAACGAGTGGTTGGCAGAAGAATATCCCTACTGTTGCATCGGGTTCGTTCTTGTGGTCAAGGTTTACGGTTACATATATGGATGGCAGTAATGCCGTGTCATATAACGTGAGCAAGATGGGTGACCGTGGCCCTCAAGGACCGACTGGTGCGGCTGGCAAGGATGCTGTGTCGGCTTCGTTCTCTCCTGCTGCTCTGACGTTCTCAGCAACGACTGACAGCAACGGCAATGCTACGGCTAACACGACGAGCGGCAATACCGCCACTATCACGATGCTTGAGGGCAGCAGTGTGGTGACGGGTACTTACGTTAGAAGCTCGGCTGTGGGCTGCTCTGCTTCGGTGGCTGCTGACGGCACCGTGACGGTAAAGAGCGTGGCTTATGACACTATTGACGGCAGGGCTATCAGCAGGACTTCGGCAAGCGTGACGGTGAAGTGCGTGTATAACGGCAAGACGTGCTATGTGAGCCTGCCTATCAGCGTGAGCGTAAGCGCAGTGTGGGGCGGTCTGGTGACTTCGCAGAAGGGGCTGGAGTCAAAGTACACTGAGGTGAGCAACAAGTACAACGCCCTGCCGCTGAAGACTCCGGAAGCACTGACGCAGTACACCTCTACTATCAAGCAGACGGCACGGGAGATTTCGCTGAAGGTGTCGCAGACGGCTGTTGGCAGGAAGAATCTGCTTGTGGGGAGTGCGCTGAGACGGCAGGGTGAAGGAGTGCTTTTTAGGGGCGGTACGAGTATCTCTGTTATCAATCAATATAATGGAGTCAATTCTGCCACTTGTTTTGGTAGCTCGATGCCTGGTCTACAGTGGATGTATGAAAAAGGTATCTCACATAACATAAAAGTAGAGAAGGGCAAGACATACACAATTTCGGTTATGGCGAGAGCTACGGCTAACTCACATATATACATCGAAGGCTATTATACCAGCGGTATGAATACAACAGACCGCCCTACGGGAGCTGGTACTGGTGGCATCGGTTCTTTATTAAACCCAAGCGTTGACTCTCAATGGAATCTGTATCAGCGTACTTTTACGGTGGCTGAAAACAGTCCATACGAGTTTTTGCATGTTGCAATTATGGCGCAACCTGCGAGTGACGCTACGGTATACCTGTGTCAGCCCATGCTCGTCGAGGGTGACGAATATGTAGGCTGGTCGCTGTCGGAGGATGATGCTGAGTATATCGGTGGCAATCTGTTGGATAATACCGATACATTATCTGTTGGTGGCAACTTGGAGATTACAAATGGCAATCTGTATACTGACGCAAACTCATATAAAGGATTCCCGACAAGGCAGGTAGATATGCTGAATGCTACAGAGGCCAATAAGGTCGTGCTTCAGTGGGACTTGGAAAGTGACAGTGTGTTAAGACAAGGTCAAGATTATATGCTTAGCTTCTGGTCTAAGGGTAAAGGTGTGTTTGACATATTATTCTATAAAGACGGCAATCAGAGCATATTTGTTGAGAAGAGCAATGCTTATGGAGGTAATACATCGACTGATACATATGGCACTGCGACGGTAGAGTTTAAAAATGAATACTCTTGGCAACAATACTGGGTGCACTGGCGTGTTGTTGGCAGCAATCTGCCTAAATACGTGCTGATACGCTGCAACAAAGGCACTGATATGTATGTCTCCCAGCCCAAGCTGGAATACGGAGCTACGGTGACTGAGTATCGTGCGACGAAGACTGACTATATAGAGGACAAGAGTGTGGCTGGCAAGCTGCTTGATGCGGGCATTGACATTGACAGCAAGGAGATTACGTTGACGGCTGACAAGACCAATTTCCGCACTCGGTCGGGGCAAAAGGTGGCTGTGTTTGACGAGAACGGACTGAATGCCGACCTTATCAACGCAAAGCATGTCTGGGCGAAGAGCGAGGACGGCAAAAGCACGGTGGGACATTTTGGCAATTACGAGCCTGGTTTTTGCAAGGTGTCTGACAACGTGTATGCTCCGCTGTTCGTGGGTTCTTCTACGGCGGCGAATGCTCCGTTTTATGTGACGAGTAAGGGTGAGATTAAGGCTACGGCAGGATATATAGGCGACTTTCAGATAATTGAAGGTAAGCTCGTCAAAGAAGACTCTGAAGGCAAACGCTACATGCGTCTTGACAATTTCAACTTGTCTTTTGAAGACACGCATGACAGTATATTCAGGATGACGTTGGGTAACTTTGTTTCTCCATCTCCTGGCGGTACTACTTATTCTGGCGGTTTTGACTTGGAGAGGTTGAGAAATTTCAGTACTTCCTCTACCAGTTCTACTTCTACACAGTATAATGTCGGTCTTACGCTAAGTGTCAGCGGTACTATGAATAAAGACGCGAGAGAGTATCAGGGTAATGTCATTTCCAACATCCCTAACGGCAACCACGCCCTGCTCATATCAAGAGGCGACATAGCCGGCTTCCGCCCGATGCTGACCAAGGCTACGATAAGCAGGGCTATATCGAAGATGGAGTGCGTTATTGTGTGCTTTCCTCCGCAAAACGCAAATATTATCCTCACACTGCCCGACGACCCCGAGATTGGCCAGCACTATACGTTCATTCAGAGAAATGGTAGATACACGGGCGTAAGTTGGGGCAAAGTTATTTTAAAGTCAACTACAAGCGGTAAGCCGATTTCGGCTTATGGCGCTGCTAACACTCGTGAAATTGGGTTGGATTGGCAATTTCAGATTACCGAGGTGTGGTTTGACGGCGACTTCTGGCTGCTACAGTGGTATTCACAGGTTTGATAAAGCAATCTTTAAAAGTAAAAGAGTAAAAAGGGATTATGATATGAGAGCAAGTGACGTATTGATTGAGAAGATTAAGCAGTTTGAAGGCTATCGGGCCAAGGCTTACAAGTGTGCTGCGGGACGTTGGACGTGTGGCTACGGGCATACCAAGGGTGTGACGGCTCGCACGGTGTGCGACAAGGCGAAGGCTGAGGAGTGGTTGAGAAAAGACTTAGAGCCAATTGAGAACTTCCTGTCGGCTGTGCCTGAAGTCTGCAAGACGCAAGGGAGGTTTGACGCTTGTGCTGACTTCTGCTTCAACCTTGGCACGGGTGCGTTCCGTGGGTCTACGCTCTTCAAGCTGATACAGAAGAAGGCTTCGGTGGCTGCCGTGCAGGCGGAGTTCTTGAGGTGGGTGTATGCAGGTGGCAGGCCGTTGGAAGGACTGAAGACGAGAAGACGATGGGAAGCCGCCCGTTGGGCGGAATGACGAATTAGGAGTTAGGAATTGTCGGGTGCGCCGTTTTTTTACAATCGATTCGTTATCGGTATCTTTGCTCATATTTTCAATGTTTAATGCTTAAAAGTTTGTATTATGATAGATAACATCCGTCATATGCTCGTGGGCATCACGATTGCCGTCTGGGCATTCCTCAAGCCCATCGAGGGCGACCTGCTCTCACTTGTAATAGTGTTCTTCCTCAACTTCTTCTTCGGCTACCTATCAGGGCTTATAGCCAACCGCGAAGATTTTGAGCTCAAAAAGGCTCTGCGCTGCATTGCAGAGGCTACCATCTTCTTCGTGCTGTGCTGTGCCATCTACACGATAGGCAATCTGAAGCACCAGCCCGAGGGTGCTCTGCAGTGCGTGAGCTTTGTGACTTATGTAGTGCTGTGGTTCTACACGCTCAACATTCTGAAAAACCTCAAAAAGATGTTCAAGCGTGACACCACGCCGTGGCTGATAGTGTCGTTCCTATACTACATTCTGCGCTTCAAGTTCATCGAGCGCATTCCCGGCTTGACAGAGTATCTGTCTGTTGGGCGTGACTAACTATGTATATTGCGTATGAGATATTTTCGCATCTTCTTCGGCATCCTTGCATTGATGTGCCTTGCAGGGTGCTCAACGTGCAAGCCGGTGATCGTAGAGCGTGTGGTCAATAAGACTGACACGCTCTACAACGCCAGCCAGCGTGTAGACAGCTTCCGCATACACGACTCTGTGTATGTGGAGACTTACACCATGGGCGACACTGTGTACAAGACACGTGTCGAGTGGCGATGGCGTGACCGCATAAGCTGCAGGGCTGACACGGTCTACAAAACAGTGCTGCGGTGTGATTCGGTGCAGGTTCCAGTGCCGGTGGAGCACAAGACAACGCTACGGGGGCTTCATGATTTCTGGGTCAAAATAATTATCATAGTGGCTTTTTTGCTGCTTTGGTTAGGCGTCAGGGCTTTTGTTCGCTATAAATTTCCATAAAGTTGACGGTGGGCTTTGTCACGTCAAATAATATTCGTATATTTGGGGTGTAATAATTAAATCGTCTGCTATTATGGAACTTTTTGGACTTTTAATAATTTGGGTCATCACTGTTATTCTTGTCGCATTGGGTCAACCAAAAAACAAGTAACTATTATGGTATTTTATTTGGAAAAATAAAAGTGCTACTTTTGGTCTCATCAACCATTAGTAGCATTTTTTATGGCAACAACCCAAACATTCGAGACCGTCGTCACTCTCAATACTCAGCAAGCTAAAAATGAGATTGAAGCACTGCAGAAAAAGATAGACGACCTTAAAAAGAAAAAAGAAGAGGCTCTTAAGAGTTCTGACTCGACAGTCCAGGATATTAATAAATTCGACAAGCAGATTAAAAATGCCGAAGCTGGCCTTAAGTCTTATCAATCTAACGTCGCGAAGACTATTGAGACGGTCAGTAATCTTTCAAAGGCTTCGCTCGGCGAGGTTGAGCGCGCTCAACGTGCACTCAAAAAACAAGCTAAAGCAGCTGCATCGCCAGAAGAGTACAAAAAGATACAAGAGCGTATTGCGCAATGTACAGTCCGTATCGATGAGCTGAAGCGTTCCAGCTCTGCTACAATGGCGCAATATAACCGCGATATTGCAGCTGCACAACAGCGTGCTGCCGAGTGGGCCGAGGAGAATAAGCTTATTGACACTACACTCAGAAATATCAGCGGTTCTTCTTTGCGTCAGCTCGAAACCTCACTACGACTAGTTAACGAGCAACTTAAAGATACCGACCGCAACTCTGAGGCTTACAAAGATTTGGCAAATAAGGCTAAACTCTTGAAAAAAGAAATTGCTGCTATCAACCAGGAGCAGGAGGTCTCAAAGGGCAAATGGCAGCGCTTTACCGACTTTTTCAACGTTAACTGGGGTGCTATCACTCAAGGCATTGCTGCTGTCACTGGGTTGTCAGTGACCATCCGCAAATGCACCAATGAGTATGCAGCTATGAATCAGGAGATGTATAACGTCACCAAATACACGGGGCAGACCATCGAGGAGGTGGAGGCGATGAATGAGAGCTTCAAGCGTCTCAATACCCGTACTGCACGCGAAGACCTTAACAAGCTCGCTCAAGATGCGGGTCGTCTCGGTATTACCAACCGAGAAATGATCGAAGAGTTTGTCGACGGTGCTGACAAAATAAACGTTGCCCTGGGCGACGATCTTGGCGACGGCGCTGTAGCCAAAATCGGCAAGCTCGCACAGATGTTCGGCGAAGACAAGACAAAGGGTCTGCGTGGCGCTATGCTCGCAACGGGTTCTGCTGTCAACGAGCTCGCACAGTCTTCATCGGCCAGTGCTGGCTATATCGTTGACTTTACTTCTGACTTGTCGGGCGTGGGCTATCAAGCTGGCATGACGCAGGCTCAGATTATGGGTCTGGCTTCTACTCTCGACCAGAATATGCAAGAGGAGGCGACCTCTTCTACTGTGTTCTCGCAGCTCATTACTAAGATGTTTCAAGACCCGATGAAGTTTGCAAAGCTTGCCAACATCGAGGTGAGCAAGTTTACGAATATGCTTAAGACTGATGCTAACGGTGCACTTCTTGAGTTTTTGCAGGCTATGTCAAACCGCGGTGGCTTCGACAAACTGGCTCCTATGTTCTCGCAAATGGGTCTCGAAGGCACTCGTGCTGTAGGCGTTCTGTCTGCTGTCGCTTCGCATCTTGACCAGGTGCGCGAAGCTCAGGCTATCGCTTCGCAGTCGTACAAAGAGGGCACGAGTGTGCTTAATGAGTTCAACGTGCAAAATGATACCGTGCAGGCTGAGCTTGACAAAGCAAAAAAGCGTTTTTCTGACCTCTGCATCGAACTCGGTGAAAAACTGATGCCTATTGCTAAATACTCCATATCGCTCACTTCGCTCAGCGTCAAGACTCTTTACTATCTGACCGAGTTAGTGTCTAAACATATCGGCGTTCTGACGGTTCTTGCTACGTCAATACTCTTCTACAACGGTGTTCTCTCTGTCTCTATCATCAAAGAGAAGGCTCTGTTGGTGGTGCGCAAAACAGCTATGGCGCTCGACTATGCCTATGCGGCGACTACTAACCTACTACGCGCAGCTCTCGTTGCAATTCAGGCGACTTGGGCGCTTCTGACCAAAGGTGTGCAAGGCTATATCGTAGTCATGCGTGCAGCGCGAATAGCAAGCCTTACCAATCCTTGGACTGCGCTCGCTACTGTACTGACTACCGTTGGCGTAGCTGTATATTATGCTATAAAGGCTTGGCAAGGGCACCGTAAGGCTCTGCACGACAACCTTCAAAGCGTCAAAGAGGCTAATGCTGTGCAGAAGCAACAGCAAGAGCTCAGCAAAAAAGTTGCTGATAGCTATACCGACGAGAAGCTACGCATCCAACAGCTTACAAAGATTATACGCTCTAATGCCTACTCTATAGCTGAGCGTCGTAGTGCTATCGCTGAACTTCAGAAGATAGTGCCGAAATATCATGCATCCATATCAAAAGAGGGCGCACTCTTTAATGATAATAGCAAGGCTATCAAAGATTATATTGACAATCTCGACCGAGCTGCCATGGCAGAGGCTATCTACGAGAAAAAGAAGGAGATAGCCAAGAAACGCCTCGACCTCAAATCTAAGGAAGGGCGCATCAAAGGGTCTATCAAGGCTGTCAATGCTGAGATAGAGAGCCACCCTAATGTCTACAAACATGGCGAATATCGCTCCGGCAGCCGTACTACGCATTGGTCAAGCTATGCGTATCAGCAGAAGATGCAGGAGCGTGGCATTCACGAGGGTAGACTTAGCAACAATCAGAGCGAACAGCGTATTCTCGATGCTCAAGACCGAGCGCTCGATGCTTTATTGCGTGCTGACAAACACCTAAGCAAGGCTGTTACAGACTTGACTATAAAGGGCAATAATCAGGGCGTTAACGGCAGCGGTTCTGTGTCATCAGCCGGTGGTACTGGCGTTGACACGGGTGGTTCCGGTAGCAGTTCGGGTAAAAAAGATACGAAAAAAGAAAAGTATGAGAAGGAGGCTGCAGATCTTAAAGCTCACCTCGAAGATGAGCAGCTCATCCTCAAAACGCAGCTTTATAATCGTCAGATTACCGAGGATGAGTACAATAAGCAGATGTATGAGAAAAAGCAGGCTTATTACGTCGGTCTTGTTAATCTGCAGACTAAGTACAGCCAAGACACTACCAGTACTCAACAGTCGATGGTAGACGCTGCCATCTCAGAGGCTCAACGTCTTGTATCGGTCAATGAGCGCCAAATGCGTGAGGGCCTCGATGCTCAGACTCGCGCATTTAACTCCGAACAGCTATCATTAATACAACAACGTGCTCAAGGTCTTATAACCGAAGAGGAGTATAATGAAAAAATGAAACAGGCCGAGGTGCAGTATCATCGCGACCGCCTCTCTATTATTCAGGAATTCGGGGGCGACGAGTACGCTGAGCGCAAATGGCTCCTCGATAGAGAACTCGAGGAGATGAAGAGTAATGAACAGCAGAAAAAAGATGCACATGAAAGGTATGAGGAGGAGATGACAGAAATCTCTCGCCAGAAGGCCGAAGCTCGTAGAGCCATTATGCAGCAAGCTTTTGATAGCGTTAATCAAATGCTGTCTGGTGCTTTATCATATTCTAATGCGTGCGCTGATGCTGAGACGGCGAAGATTAATGCTGCGTACGATAAGCAGATTGAAGCTGCTGGCAATAATTCTGCTCGCCGTAAAGCTATCGAGGAGAAGCGTGACAAGGAGCTGGCTGCTGCCAAGAAAAAAGCCAATAAACGTGCTATGGTAATACAAATAGCGCAGGCTACTGCGCAAACAGCGCAGGCTGCTATCAATGCATATAGTTCTGCAGCTGCTGTGCCTATTGTCGGCCATATCCTCGCTCCTATCGCTGCCGCTACTGCTGTGGCAGCTGGCATGTTGCAGATTGCCACCATCAAAAAGCAACAGCAGGCTCAGGCTGCCGGCTATTATGAGGGTGGCTTCACTGGCGGTTCACGCTATCGCCGTGAGGCTGGTGTGGTGCATGAGGGTGAGTTCGTGGCTAACCACAATGCTGTCAACAACCCAAGCATCCTGCCTGCTCTACGTCTCATCGACGAGGCGCAGCGCAACAACACGGTGTCGTCGCTTACAGCTGCCGACATCTCGCGTTCTGTCGGGCAAGGTGGGGCTACCGTGGTGTCTGCTCCTTCGGTTGTGGTAAACACTGACAACTCTGATATTAAGGCTGCGCTCGATGATACCCGCAACACTATCGGTGCGCTCTCAGCTCAGATAGCCGAGGGCATCGAGGCTAAGGTCTACATCGATGGTCCGCACGGTGTGGCCAAGAACCTCGATAACTTCAAGAAGATGCAGGCCCGCACCTAATTCAACACTCAAAATTCAAAAATTCAACATCGGCTCCGCCGACAATTCAAAAATCAAAACTCAAAACTCCAAACTCTACAATGATACATTGCACTATCAACGGCCAGGCCGCATATCCTTCTGCGTCTGACAAAATTAAGGTGACTTATGCCAACCAATACATCGAAGACTCGGGTTCTTATACCTACGACATCTCGTTCCCGATGTCGATACACGCCAATCAGGTGCTGTTCGCCAACATACACCGCTTTGACGTGCATAAGCGCTCGAAGTCGTTCGACGACTGCAAGTTTTACGCCGACAACCGTCTCTTCATCAGTGGCAAGGGCACGATTACAAGCGTGTCTGATACCACCGTCAAGATACAGATTGTCGGTGGCAAGTCGCGCATCAAGTATAACTCGAAGTTTGAGAACCACTTCGTCGACAAGGTTCCTTTTCCTAAGGTCTACATTACTCATGGCATCGACAAGGCCAAATACCAGGGCTTTGGTTTGACGAGCATCGATGCTGAGCGTTACAAGAAGCTCATAATGGTTGACCTCTCTACAGATTTCCGTGTAGGCCAACCTGGCGTGGCTCTGTTCTACCCCATCTACGACGAGACTAACGACCAGGTGTCAAATTATATCAGACACGTCAATGTCAACAAGCTCGTGGTTGATGGCGTGCATTATCCGCACGGCCACATGGTGCAGATGCAGAACCTCGCCGTGCAGCCTAATCTCATATATGTGCTTAAGGGCGTTCTGCAGAGTGAGGGCTACAAGATTGTGCGCAACGACTTCGATGCTGCTCCTTATACACACATATATATAGCTTCTGCAAGGCGCACGGCCAAGATCAACGAGGCGCTGCCTCATTGGTCGGTGTACACCTTCATCGAGGAGTTCCGCAAGCGGTTCAATGCTACATTCGTTTTCGACGATCTTGTAAAGGAGGTGAGCATCATTTCTACCAATGAACTCACAAGCAACAATGCCGTGGCTTATGAGTGCATGGGCGAATACTCGGCAGAGTTCGACGAGGATGGGCTTGAGAACCTCGCCACGTCCAACGTTGAGTACTCGTTCGACAGCTCGGCTAACAGAGACTGGCGCGAGTCCATTCCTCTCTCGGTTCTAAAGCAATACCCTATTAAGGAGTACAAGAGCGAGGAGGATATGAATTCTGCTGCTATGGCAATGTCTACCCGTGAGCGTCGCAGCACCATATTCAAGCTTGGCTTGTCTTATTTCATTTGGGCTTTGTTGCCCAAAGACGGCAACCCGGAGAATAAAGATCTGACAGAGCAGCGCACTGTGTGCGGTATGTTCAACCCCATATTGCGCGACGCTGAGAGCGACAATGCGATAGGTCTCAAGATGATACCGGTGGCTATGTTCCAGCGCAAGCGACGTGCTGGTATAGATGCGTCTTTACCTATCTCTCCTGACTTGATGCCTAACAGCTTCGTTGTCATGCCCTCAACCGCAAATGAGGGTGACTCTTTGCTCGATGGTCTGAGCGAAGATGAAGACGGCGACTACTATCTGTCGGTGCAAGATGCCATGCAGGGCACAGAAGACAATACAAGCGAGGAGACCGCTGACGAACCGATGCGACTCATGCTCTCCGACAACGCCGTGCGCGACCTTGATAAAAATATTACTACGACGTTCCCTGCAAGCGGCAGCATGTCGCTCTACCCTATCGCTTATACTGACTTCCGAGAATTCAGTAAATGGGCTGGCGAGCGATTCTCATTGTCGCTCGAAGCTACAGAACTATCGGTTAGTGGTTTGAAAAAAAATAATGGCATAAAGGTTGACATCGATGCGCACAACCTTTATACCATTAAGTTCATTGCTGATGATATTCCCGACCCTTCCAATATCTACATCTTCAACAACCGTCGGTTCGTGTGTCAGAAGATAGAGATGGAGGTGACGGGTGAGGGGCTCGACCGCGTGAAGACTGGTTACTTCTACGCTATACTATAGGTCTCCGACGAAGTGCTTCGTCTCTTCATGCACCACTTTCGGTCGCTTCAGATACTTATTCGTTACTGATATGTCAGAGTGGCGTGCCTGGTCTCTCGCTACCACGATGCCCTGGGCGTTGGCGAGGTCTCTGATGCCGGAGTCCTTTAGTGAGTAAAATTGATAAGATGCCGGAAAGTTCAGTTCTTTCCGCATCTTATTCCACTCCAGCCGGAACCGGTTCACGTATATCTGCTGCGGTCCGGGTGTCATGTTGGCTCCGAATAAGTAGTCCTGCGATGGGTAGTCGAAGATGTGCTGCTCGATCATCAGCTTCAACACTGTGTCGTTGAGCGCTACGACCTGCCCCTTGCGGTTCTTGGCTACACTCTCCGATATGTACACGCTCTGCTCGGTTATTGATATGTCACCTATCTTTATATAGCGTAGCTCGTCTGGTCGTATGAAGGTGTAGTACTCCATCATACACGCGAGGTAAAATGAGGGGTTGTTCTGTTGCGTCCACTCCCTCACCTTGCGCAGGTCTTTTGCCTCAAGCGGTGAGCGCAGCTTCTCGTCTTCGCGCAGCATGTGTATGCTCTCGATGGGGTTGCGGTCGATATACTTCCGCTCCGCTAACCATGTGCAGAATGTTGACAGCCATGTACGGTAGTTGTTGCGAGATTTTGCAGAGAGGTCCTTGTCGAGAATGAGGTAGTCCAGGAAGTCGACAGCAAAGGCAGTGTTAAGCTGATAGGCATATTTTATTTTCGCCCCTACTTCTTCGGTGAAAACAGACAATTGCTTGAGCCTGCTTCTATAGTCGGTAGCGGTCTTCGGTTTGAGTATCCCCTTCTTCTCTGCAGCTTCAATATAGGTGCTGTATCTGTCGAACACTACGCCAAGTTCTGTGTACTGCCGTGTGTTCGTGGTGTTCACGAAGGGGTTCCACCCGGATAAAAGTTTGTGTGTGAGATTGTAGACAAGCACGGCTGCAATTTTTTCTCTCTCCGCCCTGTTGTGGTAGCGGTCGAGCATGTAGCGCTTACTTTCAGTCTGTCTGTAGTCGGATCGTAAGCGAAGAAATCAACGTAATAGGATTTACCCCGATGTATCCTCGGAAGGGTATACCCTATTATTTCTCTTGTAGATAAGAAATTTTTGGCTTTAGAGTACATTTTTTTACATTGTTCGGCTCCTGCCAACCAATGTGATTATACAATATGTGTCTGAGCTTGTGTCTGAGCCATTTCGATTCAGAGCACGAAAAATGCTCGTAACTTCTTGCTAAGCAAGTTGTTCCGAGCTTTCATAGTTGCGGAGGCAGGACTCGAACATGCGACCTCCAGGTTATGAGCCTGGCGAGCTACCAACTGCTCCACTCCGCGATATTAACCATATTGTTTGCAATCCCAATTTCTTAGCGATTAGCATTGTTCTGAATTGCGAGTGCAAAGGTAGTGCTTTTTATTTACACCTCCAAATTTTTATGCAACTTTTTTCGATTTTATTTGATTTTTCTTAGTTTCAATACGTTTTTTGATATTATTTCGCTATAAAATCCCATCCACTTTGTTGTTAACATAAATGGATGGGACTTATAATTCAGTATAATACTATGAACTACTTCTTTTTCTTCAATGTGAAGTTGATTGACTCTGTAAAAACATTTCACGATGTGACAATATCAAACAACAAAGTAATATAATGATACTTGGCAAAGTATATACATAATAAATGGGCAAAGTATATTATAATAATATGGCAAAGTATATTATAATAAATGGGCAAGTAGCATTATATGTCTTTTTCCATATAATATTATTGGCACTGTATAAGTAACTGTTCAAAATTAATTTTACAAATATGAATAATTCACGAATAAGTTCGTACCCACAGACGCCAAGGCCCTGTTCGTACAATAGAAAAGCGAGTCCGTAGTCTCGTAATCTATCGGTCTTATCCA